CGGCGGGGTCTGTAACTTTTCTGACGTATTCGATATTTACTTCGTCACGGTCGCTTAACAAGCGATGTCCCTGAACCGCCCATTCGTAATCGCTTTCAGTTTCTTCCCAGTTCTTTGTCAATCGCTGATAATCGTCCGGCAATTCGTATTGATAGTCGTATCTGAATAACGGCGTTATCGCTGTCGTAGTAATCGCGCAGGTTGTTTCGTCGCTGGTAGAACTGTCATACCAGACGACCTGTTCATCTTCCCACGTTACCGGCAATCCTTCCCAAAGAACATCATAGACAGTAGCGTTAGTCAGCGTTTCGGTATCCTCAAAATCGCCGGTCAGGTAAATGATTTCGTATTCGGTCGGCGAAACTACCGTAAGAATCTCCGCCGTATTGCCGGACGTAATGCCTGTAATTGTATCGCCGACAGCCCACGCATCGGGCAACGGCTGATGGTCAAGCGTTAAAGTGCTTATCAGGGCAAGTTCGGACTGGGCAACAGCGAAAGTCCATTCGTAGCTGCGAAGCAAGGAATCGCGGGTCTGGGCATAATGAAGATTCGCCTTGACATAAGTATCGCAAGTTGTTGACCCGTTCTCTGCCGCAGATATGGTCGTCGAGCTGATTCTGCCCAAGCTCTGATTCACCAGATTCAATTCAGCCGCAGTAAAAGCCATAAACAATTACCTTTTATTTCCAAAAACAAAATCGTTCAAGATAAATCTTTACTGTTTGCCAATTCAATTTCTGTTTACCTAAGCCCTTAAATCCGCAATCTCGGCACTTGCGAAAATGTATCCCGTTCTTTTCTCTGGGAAAATACATAAAACTGCCGCATTTCGGGCACGGCGGGTTCGGGCTTGTCAAAGTGCCATTCACAAAATCCTTCATAATCCCTTTCATACCGGCAAGGGCAGGGACAAAATATCCCCGCCCTTCCGGCGAAATTCAACTAAGCGCCTTGCAAGACAAACAAGGGGCCGTTGCCTGCTTGCGTGCCTTCAATAGTGAATCCGGCGTATTGAGACGAATCATTGGTTGCGGTAGTTACCGCCAAAGCGGTATCTGCACTCTCAAGAGTGCCATCGTGTCGCCAGAAACAACCTATGCCGCCATTTTCACCAACAACACTCTGTGGCGCAACCCAGGTAACGCCTTTTGTCTGCACCCAAAAATACTGCGCGGCGGCACTTACATAAGCGGCTGCAACACCGGCCTTTGGCATTGCAGCAGTAGCGCCCACAGTCAAGGATGTCCACGGATTTTGGTATGTCTCGCATTTTGACGTGCTGGCTGTGATTGCATACGACAAGGGGGCGTCAAGATACACCTTGAAAAGTGCATTGGCCGCAGCCGCATCGTTGCCTAAAATGCCCCTTACGGTGGTATAGTAATCGCTTGCGCCGTCAAAAATAATAATATACCCACCGGCAAGCTCGTCTTCGGTCAATGCCGCGTGTGTAGCGGCGGGAACGGTTACTGATGTATCGCCAATAGAAGCTGCAACGGCAAAAGTGGTAATTGCCGTGTAACCGATAGCTGTAAATTCGCAACCGTGAGAAGCGTATAATGCAGCAGCGCCCGTTGTTTTGGCATAGCGAAATTCACGCCCATCCCAGGTTTCATATCTTGTGCCGCAAACAAAACGTTGTTTAGTTTCCACTGTGTAAACACCAAGTTTGTAGTTATCGGCAAAATCAATCGGCCACGAATTATGGTCAAGTGGGTCGTAACTGTATTTGAATTCCTTACTCATTTTAATCTCCTTTCTGGCCAATTAGCCGATAAGTGTCAGGCACTCGTGGACTTTCGCGCCTTCCATACGAACCGCGCCTAAATCCATCTTTGAATAAATTCGTGTGTTGAAACACTTGGTGGTGTCAGGGGCCATCTGGGTTGACAAATCACCAATATAGGCAAGGATTACGCCATCCTCCGCCCACACGAGGTTTCGGTAACAGGTAGTGCCGCCGTTGATAGTAGTATCGGAGATGGGAACTTCCGTTGACCAGAAGATGTTGAAGCCGCCGTAGTAACTGACCTTGCCTTCGTGTGCGGCCTTTACGCTGTTGTAGTCGATGCTCTTGATTTCGGTCAGCCCCAGAAGATACTTAATATCAGACGGTCTTCCAGCCCAATACTTCGGGATATTTTCATCGACATTTGCATCGTTGAAAACCTGCATCATCCGGTGCATCTTCGCCAGTTCGAGGCCAACAGCCGATGTTACCGATGCGCCTGTGCCAAGCGTTGTTATCGAGCCGCCGGTAATAGCGTTCATGCTGATTGATTCATTGATGAACGTAACTGTCGATGTCCCATCTTTTCCGATATAGGCAGTTCCAAGCATCGAGTCAATGATGATTTTGTCTTTCTTTCTGCCGAAAGACATAGCAAAGGACTTTGTGGTAGAACCGTTAAGGTCGGCAAGCGTTCTCGCCAAATCCTTATCGTCAAGGACTCTGCCTTTGTGCCATTTTGTCGGTTTTACTTTACGCCGGCCATAATTCCCTTCGGAATCCGGCGTATCGCCTTTGTGCGTGGCATCCTCGGTGGGGTCGTCATCAGGGCCGACTGTATCGAAATACGCTTCCTCAGCGTTTGCGACAGTTTCCCTGCGAACCTTCGACGCGAATTTGGACTCCGTTGCCTGGGCCAACTGGTAAAGGTTCGGACTGAACTTCTTTACATAAATATCAAAAACTGTTGGAGTAGGCATAAGTTGCCTCCTTTCGTAAAACAAAATCAAGTTGTTAATCGGCTTGAGTTTCTCTTACGCAGAGGTCTTGCCTAATGCTTAACGTCCATTCGACGGCGATTTATACTTTCGCCAAGTTGTCGGCCTTTTCAGGGTATCGACTATCTTCCGCCTGATGCGGCTATTTTTGCCAAATTGTCTATTTCCTTTTCCTCACGGGCATACCCAGCAGGATTATCGTATTTCCATTTTGCGTGCGCCTGATGTTCGGCGATTTTTTCTTTCATTTGCGATTCCGCCTCGGCGGGCGTTATCGCGTTTGTCATTTCCACATCTCGTAACGCCCCTGATTCTACGAATTTCTTGGCGATAGTTGCAATGAAATCTCCCATAACGGGGTCTTTCTCTAATTTTTCGACTATTTCTTCTCTTTGTTTGCCTATCTCAGTGTTGTGGTGAACCATATAACGGGCAAGATGGGCGCGGGTATCGTAGGCCGAACCCCACTTGGCACGAAGCGCATCTTCGGTTTCCTGCAATTCCCTTTCCTCGTCCTGCTGCATAAAAGCGATGTCGGCATTGTCCATTTCCATTTTCAGGTTCATAATGGCCTGCGCTTGGGAAGGATTAAGACCTATTTTGTGGGCAACGCCTTTGTATGTCTCGATTGTCTTGGGGTCGTAATAATCCTTCAACTCCTCGGTGAACTCAATTTTGTAATCTTCCGGTTTATCCGGCCTGCCTAAAGCGCGGTGAAAAGCATCAATCTCCGAAGGTAGCGCATCTTTGCCTGGCACAACAACGCCTTTTTTGCCCACTGCGCGGTCGAGAACGCCAATTTGCTTGAAAACGCCTTCCATATTGACAAGTTTATCGTAAACCTTTTCGTGCCGCATATCTTCCGGCACATACTTGTTCTTCCAATCGCCCTGCAATAGCCCCGTATCCTTGTCGATGAATTGCTGATAATTCGTTTGTGGTAATTGCTGTTGCTGTGTCTCTGTAGAGGTCGCAACCCCTGTCGTCTGTGTCTGCGTTGTCGCAGGAGAGCCAGTCGTTCCGAGTGTCTCCATTTCAGGCATTTTATTTCTCCTTTGTGTTTATAGTGTCTAAAGGTTCTGGCGGCGGTTCGTCCGCCCTTCTTATTCGCTCGTCGATTTCAATAATAACGTCTCTGTGTCCTTCATTAAAAGCGCTAATATCCGGTCTGTCTGCCACAAGCGCACATTTTCTTTTGAAGCAAATTTGTTCGAGCCATTTATAAACGCGCCTGCCCGCCTCAAATTCAACGAAGGTCGCTTTCACATCGCCATTTAATTGCTTCAATTCTTCGGTCGTCATTTATGAACCTGCCTCATTTTTGAATGTCCGGTCTTTATTTTCCGGCATAATTTTAACGCTTTCTTTAAGCCGTCGCTATAATTGGCTTCCCATTTTTTGCGACGTATCTTGCCTATATCCATTTCAAGAAGACGCCTCTTCTTCGGGTGTCCACTTGCCGCCCTTCCGCGCCATCTTCATTTTCTTTCGCAGCCAACGAAGATATTCTCCGCGACTTAATTTTGGACTCGGCCTCATTTTGTGCTGCCAGGTAGTTGGTGTTCCAGGGATAATCTTCGGATTTCCCGCTTCCGGCGTTTTTAATTGAGCGCCGATTCCTTCTTTGGCAGTAACTACATAAGGTTTGGCCATTTTATTTCTCTCTTTCTGGTTTCCAACCCATTTTACGCATTGTTCCGTAAACATAAGCGCCTGTCCTCGTTTTGGAAAAGCGTCTTTTTTTGGCCCGCATTAACAAACGTCTTTCAAGTTCTTTAGGCATCTTATTTTACTCCCATAAGTTGACCGGCTGACGATAGGATAATACTTGAATCTAAATTCTTTTATATCCCTTTCTATGCCACATCTTTTACAAATTTTCATCGAGCCATTCCCGTCAATGCCGCTGCGGGACTACCTTTTTCCGGCGCTTTGGTGGTTTTGCCGTATGCTTCCGAAGCGACTTGTGCCGCCATTGCCATTTTCTGTTCCTGCAATTCCTGCGCCCTTTGCTGGCGGATTGCCGCCTTTTCCTCGTCTGTATTCAAATCTTCCGGTCTCATACCCCAAGTCAAGGCAAGTTTCGGCAAACCCCTGTCCATATTGATATTATCCTTTGCGCCCGGAAATACGGGGTCTAATTGTGAGATAACCGCAGCAAACCTCTCGAACGCTCTTGCCTGTTGGTCTCTCATTGCCATAGCCAACTCGCTGACATATTCGATTCCAAAACTCTGCCCGGCCAATTCGGGAATACCAACTTTTTCAGGGCTTGGTATTCTGCCGTGTTCAATAAGAAGCAAAACGGCTCGCTCAATTACCGGCGTAAACAATTCCGATTGAAGTCGATAAACCGGCATAGCGAGTTTCTTCATCGCCTGTGCCACGCGCTGGTAAATCTCAACGGTCGTTCTTCGGTCGCCCGGCAGATTAGCAAGCGGGGCAAATACATCGACGAAAAACGCCCTGTGAATGACATCGGCCTGCATTTGGTGGGCTTTTTCAGCGAACTGGATGTTTTGTGCGCCCAAATCGAGGATTTTCGACGAAGGCAGTGTCATAACGATATTTTGCGCGCCCGGAGTTACCCGCAACTGGCCTTCAAATTCCTGCAAAACTTCTCTCGCCGGATTAACGCTTTTGTCGCCGAACTCAATAAAATCGTGCCACATTTTTTGTAAAGTCTTGACTCCGGCCAAAGCGACCGTTCCCTGGCCTCGGCCATATTTCTCGCTTGGGGATTTCTTCCAACGAGGAACGGCATAACATTGCTGTCGGTATCCACCTTCCTCGATGATTTTCTTATCTTTGATATTTATGTAAACCGACTCAAACGGCATATTCATAACGTCCTGCATCGCAGGATTTCTTTTCTGGCGTGGCCGGACAACGTGGATAAACCAGTGGCGATTACTTTCAGTTTTGAGGTCTTTTGTATCCTTGATAACGTCCTCTCCGGCATTATCACTCCATTTTTGAATCGCCTGACGAGCAGTGAACGGGAATTTTAATATGACAGTATCCACCATTCCTGTATGACTTTGTTTGATTGTATAAATTGGAATGTCCCACGCCTTGAAGTTTAATCCGAGAGGCAGGTAATCGTCAACGACATATTCCGAGAACAGATTGCCAGTTCCAAAACCCACAAGCGAGGTAAGCGTTTCGTTTAGCTGAAGCATAAAATTAGATGCGAACAATTCATCGTGTGTTATCTGCGCAGCCAGGGCAAGGTATCGGAGCACATTATCACGATTTACTAATTCCCTGTTCCTGATTGTTAAAGCGAATGATTGTTGACCAGGCGGGAAAAAGGCATTAGACAGGCCGGACACCATATCGTCCAAGTCCATCATCGCAGTTGGGTCGTAAATATCTACGGACTTGTCCTCGCCCGCCGCGCGTTCCGATATAATCTGATTTTCGCGCGGAAGCATAAAATTGGCGACATCCTGATACAGATTGCGGAAATTGCTCGCTTTCTGTTCTTCGTCCTGCTGCATCAAGATATACTGGTCTGCACTAAAATCAGCCACAGATTATTCCTTTATGAACGCCAAAGAATCTGGACTACATCGGCGGCAGTGCCGATAAAATGCAATAACGACAAATCCGTAACAGGCACTTCAATAGGAGGTGTAGTTCCTGCTTTTGGTATTAAAAAATGAGAGGTCGTTGCAGCGGCCCCGATGTTCATATAACAACCAGTTCCGCTTTTAAGCTGCACAAGACAACTTACGCAGACCTGCGCAGAAGGACTTATATCAACCGGACTGCCTGCTATTGTAACCAGAACAACACCAGCGGTCTCGCTGTTCTTTGTAAGGTCTCTGTTTCCTATTAAAGTCATTTTTGCTCCTTTCGATTATTTCTTTGGAAGAATACCGTTTTTTCTCATTCTTGCAATCATTTCTTCGGCAGAGGTTAAAAGCCCTACATTCTGATTAGCGATATAATGACTCCCTTTGCCGACCCTGCCGCGCTTTTCAAGCGGAATATCACAGCCGTCGTGAGTGCAGACCCCGCGACGGCAACCGTCAACGATTAAACGTTTAATATCGTTTTCGTTTTTATGTGTGCCTTCACTATGGCAAGGTTGATATGGCATATTTATATTCTCCGATAGTTATTATCGCAAGTCAGGACACGATTGCTCGATTTGAAGCGATTAACTCTCTGCACTCGGTTTGCCGCAATCACAAAATAGTTAAGGGCATTGCGGTAGTGGTCGTGCTGGTCGCCGGTTTTTACGTATCTGTAAATCACTGTGTCCTTGCGCCTTTCGTCCTTGCTCTTAACGCAATTACAACACTGGCGGGCGAACTCATCGACCGTCGAACTTTGCCTCGGCAGGACAATCTGCTGGTTACTGATTATCCTGTGCGTCGTGTCGAAGATGCCCGTTCTATATACCTTGACTATTCCGGTATTATCATTAAAGTTCGCGTCCTGCAATGGGGAATCCGTATATTCGCACAAAAAGATTTTGCAACCGACAGAAGCGCACGCCTTTTGGAATTGCACGGCGCTATCTTTATTCGGGCGAATATCGACGACGCCGAATTTGATATTGTATCGGCGAACAAGGTCGTAAACCTCGTTGAAATCAATAGTAGTTGTGCGAAGGAATTTCAATGCTTCGTATCGGTCATTGCCCGTTCTTATGCCGACGACGACGTGCTTGTTATCGTCATTATCCACGCCTATTGCGCACGGCCCTGAATGGTTTTCCGGCATACCTTCTCGCCCGCAACAGGCCAGAACCATACTCCTTTGAAGTTTATCCGCGGTTGAAGAATACGGGTAGCCGAGGTCAAGACGGATAATATCTCCGAGATTTCCCTGCGGGGGATTACGGTAATCTTCCAGAATTTTCGCCGGATTCTGATAGTGGCTCGTCAGGTGCGACCAGTGATAGCCGAGCAATTTGGCGCGTTCCGGTTTTTGCGGAATCCATTTACCTGGAGCAATATCGACCGGCTTTTCGCACTTTATGCAGCGTATGTAACCCTTTTTCCTGCCGTCGGGCAAAAGGTCAGGATAAAACCCGACGCATTTTTCAGGATTATCCTTAAATTGCAGTTCGGCGCAAGTCCACTCGCCGCAGGATTGGCACTGCCTGAACCATTCACGTTGGTCTGATGACTGCCAGAATAAATCAATGCCTCGGTCGTTATCAGAAGGATTGGCAATCCAGCGAATTTCGTATTTCCCCTTAATCCCGTCAACACAGGCATTGGCCATTCTCTTGACTAATTTGACGAAGATTTCGCTGTCCATCTGGTCGGTTTCGTCGGGAACGAGACGGTCAAACTGTATGCTTGTTGCCGAAATTGATTTTGCAGCTTCCTGACCATCTTCGCCAGGAGTGAGTGTAGCCCCACGAAAGAACATATTGCTATTGCCTATTCTTTTAAGAGAAGCGGTATCCGTTCCCTTGCCGCCCGCTTTGACGTATTTGCCTATGGTATGCGGATTACCTTGCACAAGTGGATTAAACACCGCCTTGACATAATCCTGCATAGCGTCGCGGGTGGGAAAATAATTGCCTACGCCTTGTGGATACCTGCTATAACAACAACCGTGTATCGACGGTATAGCCCCAACGCTAACGCTGAACCCGCCGCCAGAACCTTTCATACAGCATATTTCCGGCGCAAGCGACGACATCGGTTCAATCAGGTATGGCCGGTCGTCGAATGAAAATATAACGCCGTTAGGCAATTTAATTTTACTGCGTTTCGCCCAAATAGCAGGATTGACGGCCATTTTGGTTTTAAGAACCTCGTCTTTTGCGGCCTGTGAAATTTGCGCCATACAGCGCAATAAACCATACAGGCGATACAGATGTCAAGAAAATAACAGAAAACAGGGAATTTGCCTCCTATTTGCCTACCAGTTTGCCTCCAACTAAGGGTTTCTTAGAAACCTGTAAACAAGAGAATCTGATTTTCATATTTGGCGCAACAAAAACCGATTTCCCTTTGACTTTCTACAATCAGGTTGTTATAATAAAACCGTTCTTTACAAATTGAATTATGCTGGCGTGGGTCAATCGACCTGATGTGTGCCTAAGCAGGTTAGCGGCACTGCGAAATAAGTAAATAAAAACTGCCCGCCAGCACCTTTTTAAGGAGAGGTAAATGAGCGACATCTACGATAAAATAAAATCTCGTATAAAACCGACAAAGGCAATAATTATGACAATGCCTTTTGGCGAAGGCGTAAT